CATCAGCGCATGTACAGGGGTGAGGCAGCACGCATGTTTCGCGTAGGATTGGTAAAACAACAAGACCTTCCTCGCGCCAGGGTGCGAGTAGTATTTCCGGATCGCGATCAGCTGTTGTCGTATTGGCTGCCAGTTCTTTTCCCGAAGACGCAAAACGACAAGAGCTACTGGATACCGGATATAGAAGAGCAAGTGGTCTGCCTGATGGATGAGCACGACGAGGCGGGTGCAGTACTGGGGGCTATATATTCAAGCGCCGACGCAACCCCGGTTCAGAGCGCTGACAAGTACCATATGTTATTCAAGGACGGTGCGAGCATCGAATACGACCGCGCCGTTCACGCACTTGCCGTGAGCCTGCCCAACGGAGCGACGATTAATCTCAGCGCTAACGGCGCGTCGCTTGCGATCGACGCCGGCGGCAATATCACTGTTCGCGCCTCAGGCGGGATCAATCTGATCACCTCGACGCACAGTGATTCAGTCGACGGAATAATTAACACCTACAACGGGCATACGCACTCGGATCCGCAGGGGGGGAACACGGCCCCGCCGACTCAACAGATGTCATGAGTTTTTTCACCAACGTTATAGCTGCCACACCGATGGCGCGCCCGGATACGTGGACGGTAAAATAGATGGTTCAAGGTGCAATCACACTTTCGGAAATCAGGTCGGCGGACTGGTCGCTGAAGCTCGATTCGGCGGGTCAGCCAGGGTCCGGAATCGGCAGCGTGGTCATGGGAGTCGACGACGTCGATCAGTGCATCGCAATCATTCTGACCACGCCCAAGGGGTCAGATGTGCTGCGGCCGACCTTTGGCACCGATCTCTGGAAATATATCGACGCGCCGATTAACCAGGCAGGGCCCGCCGTGGTCCGCGAAGTCACTCAATCGATTACTCAGTGGGAGCCGCGCGTAAAGGTGCTGTCAGTAAGGACCACGCCGTTGAGCAATATCGCGACGCAACCGGGAGCGCACGTCGAGATCACCGTGGCCTGGGAGCTCAACCTGGGGAGCGCGCCGAGCCCGACCCAGAACACCACAGTCACGCTGGCGAGCGCAAGCCAGCCTGCATAGCGAGTTCGGGACACGCGCAGCATGCGCGCCAATCGCGAAGGGAAGCCAGATGGGAGCCGGAATATCAAATCTGCCGCCGCCGACGTTCATCAATGACGCCGATGGGCTCAACCCCAACCTGATTTTGGCCGACATGGTCGCGGCATTTCAGGCCGCGGCCGGCCGCACCTTGCAACCGGCGCAGGTCGAACGCCTGCTCATCAACTTGTACGCTTACCGTGAGTCGCTGGTGCGCAACGCGATTCAGTACGCCGGACAGCAGAATCTGCTGGCCTTCGCGGCCTTTCCCATGATCGATTACCTCGGGCAGTTGCTCGGGGTGAGCCGGCTGGGCGCGCAGGGCGCGGTGACGACGCTGCAGTTCACCCTAGATAACGCGCTCACGCTTCCATATACGATTCCGGCAGGCACACAGGCCGGGACCGCGGATGGCGAATTCGTTTTCGCGACCGGCGCCGATCTCATCGTAGCGGCGGCGACGACGGTCGCGAGCATCGCGGCGACCTGCACTGCGGCCGGACCCAATGCCAACGGCTACCTGCCCGGCCAGGTCAACGTACTGCTCAACCCTAATGTGCTGATCGCGTCGGTGACCAATACCACCACGACGGGCGGCGGCTCGGCGCCCGAGACCGACGATCATCTGCGCACCCGCATCCAGGCCGCACCCAACCAGTTCAGCGTGGCCGGTCCGGTGGGGGCGTATCGTTTTTTCGCGCTCGGCGTCGATCCCTCGATCATTGACGTCGACGTGGTCTCGCCCGCACCCGGCACGGTTCAGGTGTACATCCTGACCGGACCGATCACCGCGCAGCCGGCCGCTTCGCCCAACAGCGCGGGCGTTGCGAATTCCGCGCTGCTGACCAAGGTGCAGCAGGCGCTTGGAGCCGACGACGTACGGCCGCTCACCGACACGGTGAGCGCGCTCGCAGTGAGCGAAATCGATTATCAGATCGAGGGTACGGTCACGCTATTCGCCGACGCCGATCCGATCTCGACCATGGCCGCGGTCAACGCCGCCGCTCAGGACCTCGCGCTCAACCTGGCCGTTCGCATTCAGCGCGACATCGTACCGAGCGAGATCGTGGCAGCGCTATCGGTCCCCGGCATCTACCGGGTCGTGCTGACGCAGCCGTCTTATACGCAACTCAGTGCCGGGCAATGGGCGAACTGCACGGCGATCACGCTGGCGCAGGCGACCGCCACGGAACATTCGTGATGAGCGCGCCGACCAAACAGTTTTGCCCGCTTTGCCGAGGTGAGTTGTGCACGGCGGACGCGGTGCGCACGCAGCTCATCGCGGACCACAAGCGCAGCACGGAGGAGGCCGCGGAACTAATCGCTCGGTTTGACACGGCTCAACCGATCTCCGAGCCGCATATGTACTCCGCAACGGAGACGGGCGGCGGCAGCAAACGCTCGTGCGGCGGCCGCATAGCGGCGCCATCCATGCCGGTGAACTAATGGCGCAACTCCAGTTACCGCCGTCGATAAACGACCTGCGTTCGCAATCGCTGCTGGCGACGATCGAACGGCTCGATGCGCTCGACCTGACGCCGTTGCTGGTCTACCGGCTCGATTCGGCTCCGGATTCGGCGTTGATCTTCTTGGCTTGGCAATTCGACATGCTCGATCCGCAGTGGCAACTCGCGGCGAGCACCTCGGGCGAGAGCATCGACGCGCTGACCGACATCGACACGCTGACCGACATCGACACGTTATTGTCGTCCTCAGGCAGCGCCGGGCCGACGGACTTCGATTCGTGGCGCGCGCTGCTGCAGGCCGCGATTCCACTGCATCGGGTGCATGGCACACCCTATTCGATAAGGCAGGCGCTCGGGTCGCTGGGATGGGCGAGCGTCAGCTTCATGGAAGGACAGGCGAGCTGGGGCGGCAGCGCATGGCCGTCCTCGGAAGGTTGGGCGGTATTTCGCGTGGTGGTGAATCTGGGAGCCGGACAGCCGGTCGGCGCGAACGACGCAACGCGGATCGCCGCCGCGGTGAACTTCTTCAAACCGGCGCGAAGCTGGCTCGACGCGCTGGTGTTCGAGGCCGCGCCGCTTGGCGACGTGGCACCGGCGCCAGCCGACTATACTGGCGCGGTCGACAACGCGCCCGTGCCCAGCGATCTGCTGACGGCGCCGATCGCGCCGCTGGTGGAACGACGGGTAATCGCGCCGGTATATAATCGGCATTACTACCATATCGGTATAACATACGGCGCCAACGAGCCGGCGGTGGCCGACTCGGGCCTGGTCGCCAACGGAGTGCCGATATCGGCACGCGGGTAAAGCAATGGTGAAACGGCCAAAAGGAATAGTCAGACTCTTCAGCCGCGGCGCGCTGGTATGGGAATGCCGCAACCTGTTCGTCAACGCGGGGTTGCCGGCGCTGGCGAACCTGATGGCCGGGGCGACCTCCGGCCAATACGCACTGGCGGTCGGCTTCGGCTCCGGTGGCGCCGCTCCGACCGTGAACGACACTGATCTGAGCACCGCGCCGAAATACTACAATACGGTGGGAACGCACACGTTTCCCAACTCCGGCAGCGTCCAGTTCAATTACGCATTGTCAGCGACCGGGGACTATGGTGCGCTCGGAATGACCGTCCAGGAGGTGGGCTTGTTCGCCAACGGCTCGGCGGCCGCGCTGCCGGCCGCGATCGGCACGGCGAATCCGGTGTGGGCGGCCTCGACGTCCTTCACGGCTGGCAATCTGATCGTTGACGCCAACGGCAACATTCAGCGCTGCACGACGGCAGGCGCCAGCGGGGCGACGACCCCCACATGGGCGACAACGCTCGGCGCCACCACCAGCGACGGCGCCGCAGTCTGGACGGTGGTCGCGCTGCATACGGCGCCGGCTCCGATGCTGGCGCACGCGGCAGTGCCGGCCTTCGCGTTCAACGGCTCGGCAAATTACCAGGGCACCTGGACCTTCACGTTCTAAAGCAAGTTCCGAGCAGAGTCCGAGCAAATTCCGAGGTAGGATGATGGCAACGCTTATAGATAGTCCGGAATTCACCGCCAATGAGATATACGAGATTCAGCAGACCGATCTGGTCGAAGGTGCGGGCGCCGGGGCGAGCTTCAGCGGTATCGGAGTAAGCAACGAGCCCCATCAGCAGCTCGCCAACCGCACCGCGCTTCTGTACGGACGGCAAAACACCAACATCGCGAACATCGGCGCCCTGCAGAGCTTCGTCGCCGGCTTCACCGGCTCGCTCAAGACTGCGGGCTATCTGAAAATCCCACTGACCGACGTGAGCCGCGGTCCGGCGATCGCTATTATCCAGTGGGGTTATTATGCGATGGCCCAACAGGGTATCCCCAACGATGCGCAATTCACGGTGACCTGGCCGATCGTTTTTCCCAATGCGATTCTGTTGCCACCGCTGGCGACCAACGTTTACTACAGCACCGTTGGCGGCAATACCGCTGCGTCGGTGATCAGTTATGGCGTTTCGGGCGCGACCTTCGTGCTCGACGTTCCGGGAGCTCTGTTGCAGAAGGCAGGCCTAGGAAACGAGCAGAGCAACGGGTTCTCGTGGCTGGCAATCGGATTCTGAAGGTTTCATACCATGCATAAATCGCTATCGAGGATGGTTCTCGGGTCACTACTGATAATGGCGGCGATGGCCGGCGCGGCGGCGGCGCAGTACCAACCTATTCCCAACTTCACCGGCATCGGCGCCGGCTTCAATTTCCGCCAGGCGATCAATCAGCGCTTCTCGGGCGCACAATCGATCGAGCCGCAGGTTGTCGGTCTGCCCTTCGCCAGCCTGCCGGCCGAGCAGGACGGCCTTCTGCTGTGGTGCAAGGATTGCCAGGCGAGCGCGCCCTGCACTGCGGGCGGCGCCGGAGCATGGGCGATGGGTTCGCGCGGCGCATGGGCCTGTGCGCCCGGCGCGCTCGAGCAGGACCTCAACGCCAACGGCCACAACGTCATCGGGGCGGCCAGCGTGAAGACCCAGCAGGCGGGCGATGCGCAATTGCGCGAGTCGCTCGCACCCGGCACTGGAATTGAGGTCGGCAACGGCGTGACCATGCCGTTCACCGTCGTCGACGAGAATGCGAATGTCACCGGCCATCTCAACGGAGTGATCAACGTCAAGGCCCCGCCCTATCTTGCCAAGGGCGACGGCACGACCGACGACACCGCGGCGATCCAGTCGGCAGTCAATGCGGCTTGCGCGGCGTCCGGGGTCAACAAGCCGGAAGTCTACCTCCCCGCGACCCCCGGCGGACTGTGTTACAGGACGAGCGCTCCGATCCTTCTCAACTGCTCGCTCAAGTTCAACGGATCGGGATGGCAGCAGACCCAGATCTGTCAGAACTATCTTGGCCCGACGATCGTCGCGCAGAGCGCCGAGGCGGGATGGAAGCCACCGCTCGCCTCGAGCGTCACCGCAGCCTGGACGGCCTCCCATAGCTACTCGCAGTTCAAGGAGGTTTTGGACTCCAACGGCAACGTCGAGGTCCAGACCGGATCGGCTTGTACCTCAGGCAGCGGCAGTCATCCGGCGTGGCCAACCACGCAAGGCGCGACCGCTGGCGACAACACCTGCACCTGGTTGCTCGCGGTGATCGGGAGTTCGCTTGCGACCGGCAGCGGCTCGGCGCTCGACGCGGTAAGTCCGGAGATGTGGCCTGGCGCAGGGTTCGGGACAAACAACGCCACGATGGAGCTTGGCAATCCCGGCGGCCCGAACGACGGAGCAATTAACGGCCTGTCACACTTCACTGTCGAGTTCTATTTCAACTCTGTAGTGCCTACAAATGGTGGCGCGGCTTTTTTTATGGTCGGTATGGAGGCGGGAGCGCCCGAATCCTCCAACATGGCTGCACTCCAGATATACCTGGGCGACGCGCAGGGGTCGTGTCCTCACAACTGCCTCGGCGCGATTGTCGACATCGGAAATTCACGCGTCGCTCTGCAACCGATTACCGCCGGGGCCAACGCGACGCCGGGGATAACCCATCACGTCGCGGTTTCTTACGACGGTTCGAACGCGCGGCTGTTCCTGGATGGAGTGTTGCTCAAGACCGTGGCCGCGTCAGGAACCTGGACCGTTTTACCCTACGAAAGCTTCATGATCGCCGACCAGGGGACGGCGATCTATCCGGGAATACAGTACACTGAGTCTACAC